CCCGGCTTGGCCGGGGTCCCGCTGTTATACACTATATAAAGGAAATTTCTTACAATGGAAAACGAATTATCGGTTATAAACCAATACTACGTTAACCATTCTACTTTGGTTACTGAAGAGTTCTTCCGGTCCGTCGTAGATGGTTATCATAACCCTACGACACCTGAAGTTTCTTATCAGAAATTTGATGAATACGGTATCCGTCCTCACTCTCTTTGGTATTCTTTACCAGATTTAAGGTGGGGTGGCGTGATGTCGTATTATATCATTGACCAAAGAGTTGGCGATGTTATCTATAAGCACCATATAATCCATGAGAATTTTAATTCTAAAATTCCAGATCGTAAGGCGGCTATTAATAAACTTAACCAACAGAAATTTCAACATTACCAGACAAAATGGGGCAGCGAAGCTGCCGAGATGAAACAAAATCTCACCATTTTGAAAGATATGTTAACTTTATGTATCGATGCGTATAAAGCTTTTGCGCGCGGAAATATCTCTAAAGCCGCAAGGCTCCTAAAGGTATCATCCGCGTCTATAGCTTCTCCTTATTTATTTTATCAGTTTGGCATTAAGCCAATCTTTTATTTAATTGGGGACATATTCATTGACCTTCAAAAGGATATTGTTAAGCAATCCTTACATCTACACTCAGCGCGTTCGCGCGTATGGATTGAATCTTCTTATGCTAAGGACTACCATTTATGGGGTCCCGATCAAAAGCGGATTCTAGTACGTATATCATCCACCAGGCAGGACATTATTGGTTTCAATAGTGATTCACTACGAGAGCCTGTCGACATCGTCGACCTCTCTTCTGTGATTAACTATCTGAATCCCGTCCGTATTGCCTGGGAGTTGGTTCCGTATTCCTTTATTGTAGATTACTTTGTCGGTGTGTCTGACTTCCTAGGAAGTTATAATCAAGATTACATTGTAAAAGAGATTTATAACTCCGAGTTCGCTGGGCGGAGGGTAAGTAGCTCCTATTGTACCGTCATCTCTCAAGATGATGGTCAGTCGGTTCAACCTACTCTATCCGATTTGCCGGAACGTACGTATTTTACCCGTACTCCAACAATTCGCCCGCCTATTTCTGAATTAAGATTCAATATTGATCTTAATACCTCGCAACTTTTGGCGACGGTAGCTGTTTTGCTACAGAAAATTGCATCCTCTAAACTAATTAGATAATTAATTAATCAACTATAAGGAAGGCATAATGCCTCAATTAAATGCTGTCACAATCACAACTCCTAGTACATCAACAAAGTACGCCTTCAATCCTCGAGGAATTAATCCTCAGACTGGAGTCGCTCAGCTGTCATGTAGTCAAGGTTCTGGAAGCGATCTGGGGTCTATCGACCTTACTCTCTTTCTAAATCCGTCGACTCGTAGCCGTCAAACTTTTAAACCTCGTTTAAAGCTTGCTCGACCTACGACTGTAGTTGTAACTGGCTCACACGGATCTACCGTTGAGACCCTGGCACGTACTGCACTTGCCGATATGGAATTCACTTTCACTACAACTTCTACAAAGGCTGAACGAGTTGAACAACTCGAGAGCATCGTAGAGTTACTGAAAGATCCCATGATTGTCGACATGGTCACTAACCTGAATTCAGTTTATTGACTAGCGTTACTCCCGTGCGATGGAGGGTCTATTGACCCTCCAGGGCCCGAAAGACCGG